TCTGCATATCGACAGGAAGTAGCTTTGAAATTATCACGAAGCAACGTCCTTTAGATTCTCTGTCTCCGCAGTAATATTCCCACCAAGCTATTGCAGCCTCTGGTGGGTTTTTTCGTTTAATGAAGCAACAACTTTATTCCAAGTATCTATCGACCTTCTGCGGAAGACAATCTTTAAGGGAAAGGAAGTAAGAGTCTGCTGAGTAGAACAACTCTCAACAACTTAATACTTTTTTTAAATAGGTACATTTAACATGGCATTTCCAACAGACCAAACAACATCACGATTAGGCCAAGTCAACGCGACAGGTGATGATCGTTCCTTATTCCTCAAGCTTTACGCAGGGGAAGTATTAACAGCGTATGAAGAGAAGAACGTCTTCATGCCTCTACACCGCACCCGTACTATTTCTAATGGTAAGTCTGCAAGCTTCCCTTTAACTGGTACTGGTTCTGCAAAGTACCACACGGCTGGTACATTAATACAAGCGGATGCAATTAAGCATGGTGAGCGTATTGTGACCGTTGATGATTTGTTAATCAGCACACAATTCATTGCCAAAATTGACGAAGCAATGAACCACTATGACGTGCGTTCTATCTATTCCAAAGAGTCAGGTAACGCATTAGCCAATGTGTCTGATCGCAACATTGCTCGTATCATTGCTAAAGCAGCCACAATCACTACTTCTTCTTTAGCAGCTACAGCGTTTGGCGCTTCTTTTGCAGATGAGGTTTACACTGCTAACTTCAACATTGGTACTACTACTGCACATGCTTTAGACGGTGCTAAGATTGTCGCTGCTATCTATGCGGCTCTTGAAGAGTTCGATAAGAAAGACATTGGCGGTGATAAGGTTTGTGTACTACCACCTGCCCAATACTACGCTCTATTGAACGTGCCTAGTGTTGCTAACGCTGCATGGTTAAACCGTGACGTGGGTGGTGAAGGTTCCGTAGCTTCAGGCGTGGTTCCACAGGTCGGTGGTGTTAAGATTATGATGAGTAATCATCTACCTAGCACTAACCAATCTTCTGCTTCTGGTGACGTTGAGCCAATAACTTCTACACGTACTGCCGCATATCGTGGTAACTACGCTGCTTTACGTGGTTTGATCTTCTCACAGGACGCTGCCGCAACTGTTAAGTTGCTGGACTTAGGCGTTGAGTCTGAGTATCAGATTGATCGTCAAGGTACATTGATGGTTGCTAAGTACGCTATGGGTCATAACATCCTACGCCCTGCTTGTGCCATTTCTTTGAACGCTGTGTAAGCAGTCTAGTTCTAACCCAAAGGTGGGGAGATTAACTTCTCCCTGCCTTTTTTTTCATTTTAAAAAGGGCTACCAATGACTCCCACAACAAAACTGGAAGCTATTAATACTTTACTGGCAACGATTGGTGAATCCCCTGTGAACTCTCTAACTTCAGGTTTAATTGAAGCTAGTGCTGCTGAACAGACGCTAGATAATGTAAGTCGAGATTTCCAATCACAAGGGTGGTCTTTTAACACTGACCTTACCTTTCAGCTTTCACCAGACGCATCAAATGAACTAGCACTTCCTGCTAACTGTTTGCATGTTGACACCATTCATACACGCATGTCCTCAGATACTGACCTTGTTCAGCGAGGTATGAAGATGTATGACCGTATTAAAAACACTTACGCCATTGGCGTGGCTGTAGAAGTTGACATAGTAGTGTTGTTAGATTTTGAAGAGATGCCAGAAACAGCCAGACGCTACGTAGCTATCAGAGCAGCGCGTGTTCTACAAGACCGTGTACTTGGTTCAGAGTCACTACATTCTTTCAACGCCCGTGACGAACAGGTTGCTTGGAATAATCTATTACAGAATGAATCTGACGTACAGGACTTAAATATATTCGACAACTATGAGACTAATTATATAGCTCATTATTACAGGTAGGTGGTTTAACTATGTCTTTAGTATCGGGTTCAATCCCCAATCTCCTCAACGGTGTCTCGCAGCAGCCTCCAAGCCTACGACACCCAAGCCAAGCCGAAGTACAAGAAAACGGATTATCTTCAGTTACAAGAGGATTGGAAAAGCGGCCTTGTACTGAACACGTAGCTAAACTTACTAGCAGCCTTGCAGGTACTACCGCCTTTCTACACCCTATTAAATACTCAAGTACGGAAGATTACACAGCCGTGTTTAGCAGTTCAGGGATTAAGGTATTTGACCAAGCAGGTACAGAGCGAACAGTTAAGGATAGCGCAGGTAATACACTTACAAGTCTTCCAACATACCTTACTGGAGTTACAGACTTTAATGCCAATGTTAACGCTGTGTCGGTAGGAGACACTACTTTTGTAGTTAACAAATCTAAGGTTGTAGCTCTTGATTCGTATACTCCTACAGCACGACCTAACGAAGCTATGTTCTATGTACGACAGGCTGACTACGGCCTTACATATAAAATTACAGTGGGCAGTGCTACAGCTACTTACACAACTCCTGATGGTTCATCATCCGCACATTCTGCTCAGATTGGTACGGACTATATAGCTACTCAGTTATTTAACAACTTATCTATTTCTTCCCCTTTTGTTAAAGAAAGAATTGGCTCAGTGATCTACGTTAAAAACCCTTCTGCTGACTTCACAATCACATCTAGTGACGGTGCAGGTGACAGATTCCTATACTCCTTTAAAGGCCAGACGATTGACTTTAAGAACCTTCCTCGTAAGGGTAAGGTAGGCTTTAGAATTAAGGTGGCAGGTAGTAACGAAAAGAAGCAGGATGACCATTATGTACACCTAACTCAAGGTGACAACACTAACAACGAGTTAATATGGAAAGAGACTGTAGGTGGTTTTGCAGTAGATGGGTCAGCACTAAAGAACCGCATAAACGCACTAACTATGCCCCACAGTCTTCGTAAAGAAGTTAACGGTACTTTTACCTTTGCACCTTTAACGTGGGATGACCGAGAAGCAGGAGATGAGGATACTAACCCTGTACCTTCTTTTATCGGCTACAAGATTAACGATATATTCTTTCACCGTAACCGTTTAGGTTTTCTTGCAGATGAGAACGTAATCTTCAGTGAAGCAGGAGAGTTCTACAACTTCTTCCCTAAGACTGTATTAACTATTCTTGATTCTAACCCGATAGACGTGGCTGTATCTAACAACCAAATATCTATCCTGAAACACGCAATACCCTTTAATGAATCCTTGTTGATCTTTTCTGACTTGACGCAGTTCATGTTGACAGCTTCAGAGCTATTAACACCTGACACTGTGCATATAGATGTATCTACTAACTTTGAAGCTAACCTTACTGCTAAACCAGTAGGCGCAGGTCGTTATGTATTCTTTGGGTTTTCCAAGGGTAAGTGGGCAGGTATCCGAGAATACTACGTAGAGCAGTCTTCTGAAACTAATGATGCGGCTGACGTATCGGCTCACGTACCTAACTACATCGAAGGTAACATCCGAAGTCTTGCAGCTTCCTCTAACGAAGATATGCTTTTGGTACTGACAGATGACAAACCCAACTCAGTGTTCGTTTACCGCTACTACTGGCGGGGTGAAGAGAAACTACAATCAGCTTGGTCTGAATGGAAGTTCTCAGGAGTAGTACGCTCCACAGCATTTAACGGCTCAGTGATTAAGCTGGTGGTTGAATACAGTGATGGTCTGTACTTAGAAAACCTCAGTCTAGCTAACGATAGTGCAAGCACTGATATGGTCTATACTTCTACATTAGGTAACTATGCAGGTGGTGCAGTTTTATTAGACAGGCGTTATAAGATAGCAAGCAGCACCCTACCTTATACAGACAGCAACACTATATTTGTTAACAACACTGGCTCCATACGCTCACAGTCAGAAGCCCTAGCAGATTATGCAGGTGGTGCTGTGATTTACGCAGGTATACCGTACACCTTTAAGTATAAGTTCAGTGAGCAAATCTTAAAGCAAGACAACAAGGCAGTAACTACTAACAATCTTCAGATCAGAACCTTCCATATAACTTATAACGACACAGCCTACTTTAAGGTTGAAAGCGAACCTACAGCACGTCCAGTGTATATTAGGGAGTTTAACGGAAGAATTATCGGTGGCTTAAACAACCTATTGGGTCAAGCTAACCTTGATGAAGGTACATATCGCGTTCCTATAAATACAAACTCTAAGTACGTCAATGTGACAATTACTTCAGACAGTTATTTACCGTGTGTGTTCCAAAGTGCTGAGTACGAAGGTTTCTTAACTCAAAGAACGTCAAGGATTTAACGCTTATGGCCCACTACCGAGAGGCTACAGAACAGGATGTTCAAGAACTTTCAGAAAAGATGCGTGAGGCAGATGCTATTGAAGTAATGGCCTCCAATGGCTTAACGCCTTTAGAAGCTTTAACACAAGGCTTTGAGTTATCTGAAAGTCTTGCAATCATCCATAAAGATGAACTCATAGGTATGTTTGGAGTTGCAAAGGTCGGGGAGGACATTGGTTCTCCTTGGATGCTTGGCTCAGACAAAATACCAGAGATAAAAAAAGACCTTTTAACACAAGCCCTAGATTGGGTAGTGGAAACCAACAAGCAGTACCCCCTCCTCGTTAACTATGTTGATGCTCGTAATAAAGTAGCAATCAGATGGTTAAAGTATTTAGGTTTTAACTTCGTTAGAAAAATACCTTACCACGGGACAGGGCGTGTACCTTTTTATGAATTTGTAAGGATTGATGCTGATGTGTGATGCAGGAACAATACTGTCTGCTATGACTTCCATTGTTGCAGCAGATGAACAACAACAACAAGCCCAACGTAATGAGGCTTCGGCAAACGCTGCCTACCTAAATGACGTAAGGCAACTTAACTTAAGACAACGTGAAGAACAAGAAGCTGAGTCCCAACGTGGAATGGAAGCAGACATTCAAAGCATGAAAGATGTTTCTACAGCTAGAACCGCTTCAGGTGAGTCGGGTGTATCTGGTCTATCCGTAGATGCGCTTATGACCGACATAATGCGTCAAAACTTATTTGACGATACCAAGGCCGACTCCAACCTTTCATCTACTGAAGCACAAATAGCGCAGCAGAAGAAAGGAGCAGAATCGGGGCGGCAATCCCGCATCAACTCAGTACCATACCCAAGCTTTGCAGCTACTGCCTTACAAATTGGTGGTAGTGCCTATGAAGGTGGCTACTTTAAGGGAACAGACCCTTACAAAGCCCGTATAGCTAAACTATAACATAAGGAGTTTTCGCTGTGGCGAGACAACGTGTACAGACCAAATATGCAGCTAATCAGGTGCGCCTGACCCCTCAAGCATCCCCAGTAAATACTTACGTACAACCTGCTCGTAACGACCAGATTAGTAAGGCATTAGATGCAGTAACGGGTAATGTTAGTCGTGCAGCCGCTAAAACAGACAGGGCTAAAGAGCAATCAAAGTCTGCTGAATTTCAAATACAAAAGTTAATGGCGGTGGAAGCTGCTTACAATGATGGAAGCTTGGGCGATTGGGCGACAGTCAGTAAAGGTTTTTCACTAGCTAACGACCCTCAGTATGGCCCTGCATTGCAGGTAGCATACAACCAAAAAGTAGGAACTGAGGCAGGTATTAATGTACAGTCTGAATTGTTTAAATGGGACAGTGAAAACCCTAATTTAAGACAAAGTGACCCAGTAGCCTACAGTGAGCAGTTAGATGCCATTACAAAGCAATTACTGACACAACACTTAGGGCCAGATTCCATAGACGCAGTTGGCTACCAATCTGCTATACGTACTCAAGTGAACGCTGCCCAGAACCAACTTAAGAGCCAACAAGTCTCTGAGTATAAAGTTGTACAAGCTCAACTTCCTTTAGAAAACTTCTTTACTCAATTAGGTGCAAATGTAAATGTTGCACACTTAGGGTCGGCAGGACTTACTAATGCGGAACGTACATCTGCTATTGGTGAAGCTGTGTCTCAAACACTACAAGCAACATTCGGAACTAATACAATACCGCCAAAAGCACTTAATGGAGCTACAACTGACTTCCTAATCACACTGGCAAATGAAAACAAAAACTTAGACCTACTAGATATTGCAAAGACTATTAGCACTGGTAATGGTGGGTTCTTGTACGGTATTCAAAGTGAAAAGAAGAAACTACTTGCTGCCCAAAGAACCCTAGCAAGCCAGTTGAGTAGTGAAGATGCAGTTGCTTACGCACAGAAAAACCGCAAAATGGCAATCGCTAAAGATGATTACCAAGAAGCTGCTTTTCAGTATTACAACATACACGGTGACTTTGAAGATTTTGACGGCCCAGAGTCTAGTCAAGGTATGGGTGCTTACGATATTAGTGTAATTCAAAAAAGAATTGCTGATTTTAAAGAAAGCCCAACGCTCACTCAAAATGATTACGAAAACTTCTACAATCAGTTTAGTAGTGTAACTGAGCTAACTCCCGACAGGGCACAGGAAATGCTCGAAAAAATGACTATAGGGAGCATGGCAGAATATCGTTTAGCCAAGGCAGCAATGGGTGACGTTATTAATAAGCGTGGTTCAGTGTTTACAGGTGACTCGTACAAAGCTGCTTCATCTATTATAGATAAAAAATACGGTATTGACCCTCAAAAGAATATAAGTATCTCTAGTATTAGTCTTGCGGCTCAAGATGAGTTTAACATGTCAAAAGCTGACTTTAAGCAAAGAGTAACATCATATGTTGTAGACCAACGCACCCTTGATAAAGCCTTAAAAGTAATTGGCGAGGAGGACTTAAGTGGAACGTCCTTGCATCTACTTGATTATGAGGTGAAGTACAGGCTCTACAAGCAAGCAGCAAAAGACTCTGTTGAAGCAAACGCAACTGATATAAATAGTAAAACAAACAATTCCCAAGCTCAGACTACAGTACCTCAAGTGGGTGCTACCGTAGTTATCGCTGGTCGGAACGTAACTGTTACACAAACAACAGCATCACAGTAGGAGGCAGACAGATGACATACGAATATGATCTTGGGGGTGTAACACACACCACAAGCAAGCTATTAACCGAACAAGAGATTGAGTCTGCTGTACTCCAGTACGAAAACTCAGGTATTTTAGACCCTGAAGCTCAAAGGCAGGAACAACAGTCTTACCAAATGAACACCCAAAACAAGGGTCTTCTTGATGCTTACCGCATGGTTTATAACAGGGAGAACGAAAAGGCGTTTGAAGGTACTGATGCCGAACTGACTGACGCATACTACGAAAGAATGAGGCACTTTGAAGGTAGCTTTGACGAATTAGGTGGACTCCTGTTCCGCTTAAACGGTGACTACTATTCTGAGGAAGAGAAGGGTGCCCTTGGAGCTATGTGGCATAACTGGGAAAAAACAGTACCTTTCTACAGCGACAAAGATCAATTTTGGAAAGGTATAGGAGATTATTCAGAAGCTTCAGCTACTGATATTCTAGGTACTTGGGCACCTCTAGCTGCTTCTGTAGCAACTTTAGGTTTTGGGGCACCTGCTGCTGTAGCAACCAGTAAAGCAGGTCAAGAAGCAGCTAAAGCTGCCGTAAAATGGCAGTTAACTAAATACTTAGGAAATCACTTCTTACAAGGCGTAAAGCAAGCTGCTCCTTGGGCATTAGGTAATAGTTTAGCCCTACAAAATGTAAAGACTGACTTAGGCGTAATTGATGGTACTTCGTTAGAGCAGACCGCTATGGATGTTACCATTGGTAGCTTTGTAAACGGTTCACTTTCGACAACCTTCGGAGGCGGTAAAATAGCCTTAAGTAAAATGGGCGACAAAGGAGTAGACCCTAAAACACCTAAGACAAAAACACCTAAAGACCCAAAAGGCACCCCTCTGACACCTGAAGGTGAAGCACAGACCTTTGCAGCAGCCAGCAAGTTTATGGACGACATGGCTGACCCTTCAGTAAAAAATCAAGAACGTGTTGATAGCAGAAATGCTTTTCTTGATTCTGTGGCTGAAGCTACGTTAGAGAACATACAAAAAAGCTCTAAGTCAGGGCAACGTATTACGCAAGAACAGGCTAGACAAAACGCTTTAGACCGTCTTACAGAATTAGGTGTAAAGGACTTTACTCCATTAGAGATATTAGAAAAGCTTAAAAAACTTCCTGAATCCCACGGTAACTTTTCAAGCTTTGCGGCTTTGGCTGTAGATATTGAAACAAGCCTGTATAACAGTTGGGCAAAGGCATACAAAGAAGGAACACCAGCTATGGATGCTTTTTCTATGTACAACGATGCTGTAGGTGTAGCTTCAAGGTATTCAGGCGAAGCAGCTAGGGCACTCAACTATCAGAAAGCTAGGGCACGTCTTAAACCTAATGAATTAGCTGAAGTGTTAGAAAGTATGTCTAGTACGCATACTGCTGCCGAAGCTAGAGATGCCTTTGAAGCACTAAGTAATGCTAGGTGGGGCACTCAAAGAACTGGGGCACAAAGAGCTTTAGGCGTAGCAGAGTCAGCAGTAGATGTTATTAGTGAGGTACGTACTTACAACCTACTCTCTGCTGCTTCAACTATGATTGTGAACACCGTTTCAGGCTATCTAAACATGAACCAACAATGGCTTCAAAAGTCGTTAGGTGGTATCACTAGCTTAAAAGGGCGTGAGTTATCTGAAGGTCTGCTTCAAGGTGTAAACATGCACCGTAACTTGATTCAAACACTTTCTTATATGGCAAGGGCTGTTAACTCATCTAAAGGCTATATTGACCGTCAAAGGTCTTCAGCAGAGCTTGGGGATAGAGGTAACGACATAGCATTAGGCAACCGAGACTTCCAGATATTTGGTGACTCAAAGTTAACTGGAGGTGCCCCTAGCAGTATAGCAAAGCAAGAGGGTGAGTCTGCTGCTGTGTATGGAACTAACATCCTTGGCAACGTATGGAGAGCATTAGGTAAGCGAGGAATTGCTGGAACTGATGAGTGGATTAAACACGCACAGTTTAGGACTGAACTGCAAAACCTAGTAGTTGCTCAATTACAAAAGGACGAAGGACTAAGCTTTGGACAGGCATATATTAAATCAGAAGGTGTGGTTAATAAGCTTACAAAGCAGCAAATAGATAATTCTATAAATGGCACTATGTCTCGCAACCCTTTAATTGCCAAAGCACTCGTTAGTGCCCGTGAGATTGCCTTTCAGAATGGCTTTAGAAATGACCCCGCAGGTGCCGTAGGTAAAGGAGCTAATGACTTTATCCATACAGGACAAATAGCTGGTAAGCAGGTTGCTCCTATATTTATGACCAAGCTTATCGGTAACGCCATATCCCCTTTCGTGCGTACACCATCTAACATTTATAGCCACTTAGGTGAAATGACTCCAGTGTTGCAGATGTTTAGTAAAACAATGCGAGACACAATGCAAGCAGGAGGCCCACGGGCCAGAGAGATGGAGAACAAAATCCTATTCGGCTCTGTGTTGTGGGCTTCCGCAGCTACAATGGCTATGACGAATATGACTTCAAACTCTGGTTCAGGTAGTAAGGGACAACGTAATGTAGAAAAGGCAGTTAACGGCACTGGCTACGCTATCGTTCTTGATGACGGAACTCGTTATAACATAAGAAAAGGCGACCCATACGCTAAACCTTTATTAATTATGGCTCGTATCAAAGATGTATTTGAGTACGGGGATGAAAAGGAACAGAGTGAATTAATGGGTTCTCTAGTAGTAGCTACTATTAAGTCTATGGCAGAGATGCCTACACTTACAGGTGCAGGTGATATTGTTGCTCTTTTAGATGAGCAATCAGCAGGTGATGCAGTTACTAAGTTTGGTAATAATTATGCAACATCCTTTTTGCCTTACACACGTATGATTAGAGAGTTGTTGGTAGAGTCAGGAAACGATGTGCTGATACCCGAAGTATTAGATTTGTATGATGTGCTGCAACAGCCTCATGCTTTTAATATAAATGGTAGGCCAGACAATGTTAAACGAGATGCCATATTTGGAACTCCTGTAGTTCGTAATCCTTATGCCTTTGCTCCTATGAGTGGCATTGAGGTATCTAAAACATCCAAAGACCCCGTTCTATTAGAGTTAAAGCGTCTTCATATTGGTATAGAAGCACCCCCTAAAGCAATAGATGGGGTGGCTATGACTGACTATAAGGTAGATTTAAATTCTAACCAAAATGTCTATGACTTGTATCAGGAGTTGGTAGGTACAGTGGTTAATAAGGAAACTGGGCTAGACCTTTACGGAAGTCTGGAACTCCTGTTTAAGACCAGTGATTATCAAGTCAACATGAATGACGATTTGCTAACTTACGGACGAAGAAGTCAAGGTCTTAAAGCTAAAGCCGTTAAAGACGAGGTAGCTCTTTTTAGACGCAAGTATGCACTTGACGCTCTTAGGGTTCGTTTAGGCGCAGATCATCCGTTTATTGTAGAACACTCTAGGGTTAATGGTCTTGACGCATTATCTGGTGCAGGTGCTAGTAAAGCAACGGCAGCACTATACTTTCCTTTTAATAAAGAACAGTAAACCTACATCTACTAATCCTCAATCTAATTTCAATAAATAGGGCCAATACCTATGGCATATAGCTACATAGAGTATACTGCGAATGGTAGTACAACTACTTTTTCCATTCCGTTTACTTACACACAACAAGCGGATGTTGCTGTCTTTGTTGGCGGTACATCCACATCCTTTACTTTTGCTTCTGCAAGCACCGTATCTTTATCTACTGCACCTGCTAATGGGGTTATAGTTCGTATTGCACGTACTACACCTATTACTACACGCGCAGTAGACTTTAGTAACGGTGCTATCCTGACTGAAAGTGACTTAGATAATTCAAACATTCAGGTCTTTCAGGCGGCTCAAGAAGCTATAGACACTGCGGCATCATCCATCTTTAAAACAGCAGATGGTAAGTTT